ATCCGTTCCCGCTCGTCTTGCAACAATATCTTTTGCAGTTCCCGTTCATGGGTCTTGGCGTCTTTTTCGCGTTCCCGCTGGTCATTCATCTGCGCGGTTTGTGCATCAAGTTGCATTTTCTGTTGGTCCGTTTGCGCCTTGATCATGGCCGGATCAGGTTTTTCCTCCTGCTTGGGCATTTGCATGGGCTGGTCGCCCGGATCATTGATATATTGCTCAATGTTCTTAACACCCGTGGCCTCATAGAAATCCCGTGCATGGCGGAAGATTTGCGGCATTCCAATTAACGGACCGTTGGGATTGCCTTGAAGTTGGAGCATTTGGGAAGCAAAGCCGGAACGGGCCTGGGCCATTTGGAGTTTTTCCTGTTTAGTGCCATGCCCGAGTCCGACTGAGATTGTTAAATCCATGTCCGCATTCCAATGCTTGGGGTCCATTGGAACATAATCACCGCGTAATCTGACCACCCTTGGCTTATCCTGGTGGTCAATGATTAGCCTAAGAATCTTTTTCATGGCCCGCTTAAAGCCAGTTTCCGCAAACAGCCTTGCGATTAACAGCTTGCGCTTCTGCGCCTGCCCTATAATCATATTGATACCGGTGGCAGTCTTGTTCAGGCTATCCGCGTCCATGCCTTGGTTGTATCTTGTCTCACCTGTCCTGGTTTCACGCTCCCCGCTAATGAATTCCAACAGCGGCATCAAGCTAGGCCCTAGCGGCTGTGTAACTACAGGGGCGTATGCGTCCCCAACCGCGCCCTCCCCCGCCACACGGATGGCCTGGCCTACCCTATTGGACAGGTAATCGTCCATATTCACACGGCTATTGACGATAGACCGGTTGTTGTTGATTGAATATGTATTATCCAGCCACTGCCGCAAGATCGTGGACCGGATGAATTGGTGGTCAAAGATCAGATCAATAATGGACCGGCCGAAGAATTTGTGCGGCATACGGATAGGCGTGATATCAACAAATGGGTGGTAATCGACTGCCTCGTTAATCAATATCTCCCGGCCAGGGCCGGCAACCATAACCTGGCGGTATTCGGCCTTGTCATCCCCGTCCCAATCCACATGAAAGTATAAATCATACACCCATATTTTCCGGGTTAACTGGTCCGTAACGGTGGCGTGTTCCGGCCATTCTTCCTCGTTCCTGAACCTGGCCTGGGTTTCCCTGTTGTAATATTGCTCATCATGCGAAGGAATGTTCTGGATAATTTCAGCGTCAAATCCCTCTTCAATCAACTCCGATACGGTCTTTTCATACCGTGCGCCAACCATTGGCGCGGACTCGTCACCCTTTAATGCCCTGGGCGAAATAAGGAAGTTTTCCGGCGGTATGTTGTTGATCTTCACACGGCCCTTTTCCTGAACGCGGACCATCTTCACATCATATTTCATTCCGTCAGGATAGAACTGGATTTCGTTTTCTTCTATTTCAACTTCATCAACCTCTAGGATTTCAACCTCGGGGTCTTGCTCCAACACCATAACATCCATCGTGTTAAGGCCGGTCTTGACCGCTTCGCGCCGTTCCGTGTCAACGCCCCAGGTGATAGAAATCACCCCGTTCTTCATCATTAGAGAATCTTTAATAAAATCGTACGTTATCCCAAAACCGTCATTGTCATGGTGCCAGATATAATTGACATATTCGGTGGCTTGGTCGGCTTGGGCCTTCTCATGCTCTTCCGGGCCTACAGGGGTAAATTCACATATCCGGTCGCTGCCAGCAAATATTTCCATGAAATCCGGCATCATGGATTCAATGGTATCCTGAACGTCCGTTGTAACCACACTTGATCGACCGGACTGTTCATTGCCGAACTTTTCCGCATAGTAGTAGTTCATCGCCTGGGTGCGTTCTTCCGCTATCTCTCCCTCAAGATAGTCCGTGGCCAAGCGGATATGCTGCCGCGCCAGTTGCTGTAGGTCGTCCTCGGTCATAGGCTGCTGGTCCGATTTTGGAATCGGGCCGACGTCACCGGGATTTAATGTACCTTTGTCATACGGCATTTAATTCCAGTCCCGTAAGCGCACACAAACCCGCGCTACTGTTGTGGCTTGAATATATGTAAGCGGCCCAGCGTCATCAATTTCGCCGGTTTTAAGGTCTTGTGTCACCCATACGGGCTGCGCGCCCTCGCCGCCCCCCGGTTTTTGTAATACAGGGCGGTAGTCAAGCACCTCTAGATTTTCATAATTCATTTTGGCGCCCTAACATGTGGTCCCGGTTGCAATTTCCTTGGTCTGCCCGGCTTGCGCTTGGGCTTTACGGGGTCATACAATTCGGTTGTCACGCCCGTCTGAAACTGATTGCGCTGTTCCAATAGCTTGGCGTCAATCAACTTCTCAACGTCATCCAGCAGCTTTTGCCGCTCTATCATCCAGTCCGTGCGCCTCATTCCAATCTGCCCCGCATTTGTCACACAATGTATAATAACTATCCGCCCGTATGCTGCCACATGATGGGCAGTCACGGTCCGGCAACCCCTTTAGAAATTCCGCTGCAATCAACTCCGCTCTAACGGCCTCTAACTCAGACCAAGCGTGAATGATGATGGGCGTCACTTCCGCAATAGCCCTTTGCTCTTGGCCTTCGTGACCTTTTCCTTTTTCTTCTCACCGCCGAAGTCCAATGTAACAACGCCAGCGTCGTCTTTAGTCATTTCAAACGGGCCGGAGAATATCATGCCTTGGGCTTGAACCTTTAGACCTGTTGCGCGTGGCATCATCGCGCCAAAATCATGGTTGGGTAGAATGTTAATTTTCATTGTATTTCCTAAACTATAGCCAAATTAGGCGCCAACTGTTCAGACGTTAACCCGCCCCAATCGCCCCAACCTTCATCCGGGCTGAACATGCAGCCGGTCTTAAAACTATCTGCCCCGTGCGAAGTCCAATCATGGTATGGCTTGTTCGTATAAGCCTGGCGCTTATCGTCCCAGTGTTGGCGGTACTGCCGCAAGCATTCAATACCTTCCGCGCACTTTTCCTTGTCAAACCATGTTCTGGTAAGCACGTTCCTAACGCGCTCGATGCCGTCCTCAATGGACCGGCGTTCCATTACTTTCGGTTCAGGCCCTATCAACCCGCCTAACGTGCCGGCTAACGTGTCCGCCGTCTGTAGACTTTTCTGCATGGCGTCATGTGGCAGAACGTGGTTGATGTAGTTGTAGCCGAACTGTTCACGCCATTCCGCTAGTTTCTTGGCGTAGTGCGCTATGCCTTCACCGTGGTTCTGATAGTAATTTATGCAGTGAAACTCGTTACCAACCCGCTGGACTGCCCATATTGCGGTTGGATCACCTATGCCTAAATCCCACCATGTTTCTACGCCCGTTTCCGTTTGATGCGCTACGTTGCCTACCCTGCCGGCGTCTAACGCCTCACGCATTAACACGCCATAATATGCCCCAGGTATGGCCGCTTCAAACGAACATTCAAATTCTTGGTTATACTGGTCTGCCGACATATGCCGGCGCGATTGTTTTAATTCGTCCTCGTCCAATACGCCTGTTTCAGACGCCTTGAATAAAGCCGCGTACCATTCGTCATCAAGCACGGCCTGTTCGTACAATTCACAGAATGCGTTTCTTCCTGCCGGCGTTCCTATGAATATGGCCCAACCGCGCCGATCCGTTAGTGCCGGCCGTAATACCTCCGCAAACATTCTAGGCGGCATTTGCGCGTATTCGTCAAGCACACAGCCGTCTAGATAAATTCCTCGAACCGCGTCTGGATTGTCACTTCCGAATAACTGAATCCGCGCACCGTTTGGCAGATCAACGCGCAATTCACTGACAAATACCTTAACGCCCTTTATCCCGGCCGTTTAGGCTACCAGATAATCCCACGCTGCCTGTTTAGCCTGGCGGAATAGTGGCGCGAAATATGCGTAACGTGGACGTTCCTTCTTACATTCCAACGCCGCATGGATTAGTTCTGCTATGCAAAGGACCGTCTTACCAAAGCGCCTGTGACACACCAACACGTTCCACCGCCGCATTGCCAAATGAATGTCCGCTTGCAATAAACGCGGCTGATAGGTGGTATCACTCGTATTGGTCTGTGTCGTCTTTTTTGGGGACGCCTGTTCTGACTGGGACAAATTCAACTTTCCCCGAATGTTCTATGGATTTATCAACGCTTGCTAACTTGGCATGAACGTAAGGCGCTGCCGCGTTTGCCGCCCAATTGCGTTGGGATTCGTCATTCTTTGTATCCCGTAACACACCTAACATATAATCCAATGGTGTGATACCGTCCTTGGCAATCGAGGCCGCTAACTTGCGCTTTCCGCCCGATCCTTTTGGCCTACCAGCGCCCGCACGTTTTCCGCCCTTTGCCATTTTTGATTTCTTTGATTAATTTTCAAAAAACGCCTTTAATTCAAACGCGCCCACCATAAATCCTATCGTACAATTCCGCACGTTCGCGCTTTTTCATTTCATTGCGCGTTTCAGGGTAATCTTCATCCGCTTCATAGAATCCGCCAGCCGTTAGCGGAACCATATTTAATACCTTTGGATTGCCCCGGCGGTTGCGCCTGGTCTTGAGCGCGAAATACAACATGCCCAAAACAATGAATGAAAACAACGTGATATATAGGATTTTGACTACACTGAACGCTTCCAACATTCAAACCCCCTACGCTACCAAGATTTATACGCTAAAGTGTGCAAGGTTTGCAAGTGTCTTTTTTAACTATTTTGTTTAACGCCCGTTCCCGCCAATACCAGGCCGTGCGTGTGCCAACGTGTAATCGCATGGCTATTATCTTCATTGGGATTCTAGCTGCCCAGTACCATAGGATTTTAGCTTCCACCGGGCGGACCATTTGGGACCATTTGTTAACCCGGTCCAATAGATCAAAATCTGCCTGCGTTAGACTTGGCTTGGCCAGGCGGGCGTGGGCGTCCCCAAAATCCCCGTCTGATTTATCGCGCACCGCGTCCGGCCATGATGTTAGATATCCCCTTGGGCCGTCGCTTGGTAATAGCCTTTGAATGCGCCAAGCTTTGCGGTAATCGGCCGCTACTGATTTAGGTGTCAATCAAACATCCCCCATATTGCGTGAACAAATCCCGCCATTGCTAATATCCCACACATCCATACCAATTCATCGGGTATCAAACCCATCACTTTGCTCCTTGTGGGATTTGCAAATCCTATTGCCTTTCCACGATGATATAAACATTTCACCACACCGCAAGCATTTCCGCTGCTTGTAATCACCGTTATCCGGGCGCTTATCCTTAAATCCCTCCTTGTGGTGCATGCGCCCCACACGGCCCCTGACGCTGGGGTATCCTCTGCCCAACGCTTTTGCCATTTTGGCTATGGATATACCAGCTTCATACCATTCCTTGATTTTACCTATTTCCTCTTCCGTGTACAATTGTCCTCTCATCTGACCCACTCCATTTTTTCCAATAGCCTATCCCCCAAATCCAAATCCACACGCCGCTTGACCTTGGATTGGCGGCGGGTTTTATCTATCGCGTTAATGGCTGCCGTGGCCTCTGCTTCCAATAACGGCCAACATTCACACTTCGGCAGTTGACACTCACCCCCGTGCGATTCACAGATTGCTTTCGCCACCCCTTCAATCATTTTGCCACCTCATAAATGTTACCTTGCGTTCCGCCAACCGGGAGCTTTTCCTTGTACGTTTTCGTAACCGTATCATAATCAAACACCACTTCACCGATAGTGCCGTATAGCCCTTCCTCCTTGATTTTCCGCACCGTGCTTGTTGTTTCCCCGCTTTCATGGTTT